CGTTATCGCCGGGCTGTGGCGCTTATTGTTCGCCAGCAGCGGCTGAAATTAAGCCTGTCCGGAAGGCTGGCGATAAAGATTATTGCCGAGCCACCGGATAAGCGCCGCCGTGACTTGGACAATATTCTGAAAGCGCCGCTGGATGCGCTGACGCATGCGGGGTTGCTAATGGACGATGAGCAGTTTGATGAAATCAATATCGTTCGTGCTCAGCCAGTATCTGGTGGACGTCTGGGGGTGAAGATTTACCCCATAATGCTTGAAGGGCAGGTCAAAAAATGAAACTGGAAGATTTACCGAAATACTACTCCCCAAAATCCCCCGGCCTGACTGATGCATCGGCCTCAACGTCGAAAGATACGCTGAGTATCACTGATGTGATGGCTGCGCAGGGCATGACACAGAATTGGGCTGAGATGGGGTTTTCTGCGTTCCTTGGGAAAATGGGCATTAGTATGAATGACAGAGAGCGGGCAACAGAATTGCTGACAGAATATGCACTCAGTCGGTGTGATCGCGTGGCGGCGTTAAGAAAACTCCCGGCAGAAATAAAACCGGCAGTGATGCGTATTATGGCTTCGTATGCGTTTGAAGATTATGCCCGTAGCGCGGCGAGCAAAAAACAGTGCCCCTGTTGTCACGGAAAAAAATTTATTGAAAGCGAGGTTTTTACAAACAAGATCCAGTATCCGGATGGTAAGCCGCCAGTGTGGGCAAAGTGCACAAAAGGCGTGTATCCGTCTTACTGGGAGGAATGGAAAAAAGTCAGGGAGGTGGTAAAAGTTGCCTGTCCGGAGTGTGGAGGGAAGGGGGAGGTTTCCACCGCCTGTAAAGATTGTCGTGGGCGAGGTGTTGCCATTCATCGTGAAGAGTCGGTAAAACGTGGTATGCCTGTTATCAGAGACTGCCAGCGTTGTGGTGGTCGTGGCTATGAAAGATTACCTTCAACGGAGGCATTTAATGCCATATGTAATGTAACCGATGCCATATCTCTTGATACATGGAAAAAAACAGTTAAACGTTTTTACGATACGCTGGTGGTGCAGTTTGATATTGAAGAAGCATGGGCAGAACAACAACTGAAAAAGGTGACCAGATAGCTTTGTTGATTTTTCCCGAATCTGTGGTAAATTTGCCCTAACGATGGGCGTTTTATGCCTGACGTTAGAAGATTTTTTACACCCGTCGCCAGGCGGGTTTTTTTATGACTGAAATCACGCCAGTACAGTAAACGCGCTGGTGGTTGTGAATACCGGTCTTTCAGCTTGCTGGCTTTTTCGACAAGAGTTATTGGTGTGTCACGTTAACCGGAAAAAGGAAAGTTTGAGAAACGCGATCTGGCACAGGCGGTTATTAATGCTGCCTACCTGGTGGCCTGTGCAGATGGTGAATGTGAGGCTTCCTAGAAAGCGAAGATCGAACAGGTACTGCGTAATCAGCCTGCGCTGTCCGCGTTTACGTCAGAAATTAATGCGATTAGCGCAACCATTATCGGTCAGCTGGATACGAACTTTAAAATTGGTCGTCGTGCGGCGTTACGTGAGATCGAGGATGTGAAACACGATACGCGTGAAGCGGAAGATGTGCTGGATGTGGCGGTGGCCATTGCGGAGGCAGACGGCGAAATTGAGCCGGAAGAGCGCAAGGTGCTGGAAGAGATTGCCGGTGTTCTGGGTCTTCGTCTGGAGAATCACCAGTGACGGTAAAACTGCGCCTGGCTGTGGCTGCACTCCTGCTGTTTCTGGTGGTGATGGTGGATTTCACCAGCAGAATCATGTCGGTGCTGGCGGATGGGGTGCTGGTCTGCGGCATTGTGGTATTGCTGTGGCCGGTGATAAAAAGAAACAGCCTGCATAATGCTTGATTTTTTTGTTTACTGTTTATTAAAAATACTACTGCATGGTGAATCCCCCTGTGCGGAGGGGCAATCAGCAACCAGGTATATGTGATAATCGCGGATTCAGGTGCTGATACTGAATTCACCGGGAGGCACCCGGCACCATGCAAGAAAAAGAATGTGCATGCAAACATGCCCCTCTCCGGAGGGGCTTTTTTATGGGTAAAAAATGCCCGAATGGGTTCGGGCAATAGCATGAGATACTGATATTGTTGTGTTGTTATCGTGTGGATTTTAACCAGGGTTTATCAGGCTGCGCAACTGCGTGGCCTTTTTTCATTTCTTGGGCTGTAGTCCCCGTGTGTCATTCAGGCTTCCGGACTACAGCCCACTCCATATCTGATTTAATACACTATCCCGGCCGGGAGGAATAATGACATTTAAACATTATGATGTTGTCAGGGCGGCGTCGCCGTCAGACCTTGCGGAAAAGCTGACACACAAACTGAAAGAGGGCTGGCAGCCGTTTGGTAGTCCGGTGGCCATAACCCCTTATACCCTGATGCAGGCGATTACAGCAGAAGGTGATGTGGTGGTCAGTGGTGCAACTGAGCCGGAGTGGTACTACGTCATCGTACTGGCCGGGCAGTCCAATGCCATGGCTTACGGTGAAGGGCTTCCGCTGCCGGATTCATACGATGCTCCGGATCCGCGCATTAAACAGCTGGCGCGCCGCAGTACAGTGACGCCGGGCGGGGCTGCCTGCAGATATAACGATATTATTCCGGCTGACCACTGTCTGCATGATGTGCAGGATATGAGTACGCTGAATCATCCGAGGGCTGACCTGAGCAAAGGGCAGTACGGCTGTGTCGGCCAGGGTTTACATATTGCCAAAAAACTGCTCCCGTATATCCCGAATAACGCGGGGATCCTGCTGGTACCATGCTGTCGTGGTGGTTCGGCATTTACCCAGGGCGCGGAGGGGACATTCAGCGAGTCCACGGGGGCCAGTCAGGATTCGGCACGCTGGGGGGTGGGCAAGCCGTTATATCAGGATCTGATTTCCCGCACAAAAGCGGCATTGCAGAAAAATCCCAAAAACGTTCTGCTGGCCGTCTGCTGGATGCAGGGTGAGTTTGACATGAGCGCCGCCACCCACGCACAGCAACCTGCGCTGTTTACAGCCATGCTGACACAGTTTCGTGCTGACCTCTCCGTGTTTAACGCGCAGTGCCATGGTGGCAGNTACGACACCGTGTACGGCGGGTATAAAAACAGGGAGAGTGAGGGCGTTTATTTTGTGCCCTTCATGACAGACGGTAACGGTGTCAATACCGCCACTAACGCGCCGGCAGAAGATCCGGATATTCCGGCATCAGGATATTACGGTGCGGCATCGAGAACGAATGGAAACCAGGTATCATCAAACCGCCCGACACATTTCAGTTCATGGGCGCGCAGGAGCATTATTCCGGATCGTCTGGCAACCGCTATTCTGAACGCAGCCGGGCGCACCTCAGCCTTCATCAGTGGTAAGGCACCGGAAATCAAACCCTCGCCCGGCGGCAACACGCCATCGGGTCCGTCTGCAGATACGTCCGTTCGCACAATCTCCCTGCTGCCGGCAGCCGGAGAGGCTGCTGCGCAGGGCTGGAGCATTAAGGATGGCGGAATTCAGTTGTCAGATGGTGTATTTAAGATCACCAAGCAGAGCAATAAAACCTGGTCCCTGACGCATCCGGTGGATGACGCAATTACCCTGCTGACACAGGGCGGCAGACTGACCTGTAAGTTCCGCCTGTCAGGCGCACTGACCAACAATCAGTTCGGGCTGGGGATTTATCTGTATACGGATGCTCCCGTTCCTGATGGTGTGGCGATGACGGGTACCGGTAATCCGTTCCTGATGTCGTACTTCACTCAGACCACTGACGGCAGAGTGAATCTGATGCATCACAGGAAAGCCGGAAACACGAAGCTGGGGGAGTTCGGCGATTACGGTAACGACTGGCAGACGCTGGAGCTGGTGTTCACCGCCGGCAGTGCCACGGTTACTCCGAAACTGAATGGAGTGGCTGGCCCGGCATTCCAGGTTATAAAAGACAGTCTGACACTGGGACTGAATGCGCTGACGCTGACGGATGTTACAAAAAATGCAGCGTATGGCGTTGAGATAGAAAGTCTGGTGCTGGAGATAAATGCACCCGCAGCATAATAAAAAAAGCCAGCGCCCACTCTGAAGGACGCTGGCTAAAACGGGTAGATGTACTTCACATGATACTTATATCTGGCAGTACATTTTCTGACAGATAGTGACGGATGTTGTCAAGATATTGTGTCATTTATAACCTGAATCAGGGGAGGCCGGAATGTTATCTGGCATTTTTAGCAGAGCCTGAATGCCATAATCACGGCTCCCGGAGTTGGCCGTCAGTGGGTGACACTGGCGGCTTTTTTGTTTTTCTTTACTTTCATTTTCTGTCGGCGGTGACGGAGACATACATCAGATGGAAAAAATCACAACAGGTGTGTCATACACCACGTCAGCGGTGGGGACGGGATACTGGTTACTGCAGCTGCTGGACAAAGTCTCTCCGTCCCAGTGGGTGGCAATAGGTGTGCTGGGAAGTCTGCTGTTTGGCCTGCTGACGTATCTGACTAACCTGTATTTCAAAATCAGGGAGGACCGTCGTAAGGCGGCGCGGGGGGAGTAAAGCGATGAAGAAAAAATACGAACTGGGTGTTAAAGGGATAAATAATTACCCGGATAAGATTACTGTTACTGTGGCACTGGAAATTGGTGGGTATCCGTCACTGTTGTTGCCAGATGTGGCGATTAGTCTTGACCGTACTGAAGGTGCCACGCTGGAGTTCTACGAAGCTGAGGCGAAAAAACAGGCGAAGCAGTTTTTCATGGATATTGTTGCCGGGTTATGCGAAGGGGATGAACCGTCACCGGAAAAGCGCCCCGTAATTTTAGATGCGCAGGATGTATTGATAACCTACAAAGGAAAGCTACCGGGAAGAATTACTTGTTCTCTGAAGATGCCGCCGTCAACACTGCGGTCAGAAAAAGATGATGTTGAATCGCGTATTGAAAAACTGGAGTGCTATATCGCTGAATTGAAAAAAAGCACCCCAACAAAAAATGAGGTGCTTGCAGCAGACGAAATGAAAGAAGCTATTCCTGATCGCGCGGCGAATCTAAGCTGCGCTTCATGGTTGAAAGAGCATCTTCAGCAGCCTGAAAAAAAACGCCGCGATGAGCAGTTTGCTGCGTTTTACGATTATTGCCGGAAAGTGATGAGCAGAAATCTCGCAGAGTGTTTCAGTATTCATAATGATAATTTCAGTGAGCTGGAATGGGAGTGTAACCGGCCATCCTTTGTTGTATCCGGTGATGCCGGGAAAATAACCATCTCAGAAAATGGGAAAGTAACACCTCCATCGCACCAGCACAGTGAGGAGCTCATTGAATTTGCCATTGATTACCTGAAGAACAATAAAAAGCAGGGGCTGATGAAGCGCGTGGGCCGTTGCATGGGATATCTTCAGGTAGCCGCTGAGATTGAAGCGCTGGCCAGTGGTGCTGATAAGGATGCAATTGTGCGGGAGGCTCTTCTTCGTGATTTTAATACTCCACCTTTTAAAAAAGTGCCGGCTTACTGGCTTCATCCGGGGCTGACTTATCTTAAAGTGCGTATTTAGTGGGCCAGGGACAGCGGCTGAATATTTAATATATCCATGAACACCAAAATCAAATACGGCCTGTCGGCTGCCGTTCTGGCGCTGATTGCCGCTGGTGCGCCTGCGCCTGACATTCTCGACCAGTTTCTGGATGAAAAGGAAGGTAACCACACCACGGCATACCGTGATGGCGCGGGTATCTGGACCATCTGTCGCGGTGCCATTCTGGTGGATGGTAAACCTGTCGTCCCGGGCATGAAGTTGTCGAAGGAGAAATGCGACCAGGTTAACGCCATCGAACGTGATAAGGCGCTGGCATGGGTGGAGAAAAACATCAAAGTGCCATTGACCGAACCCCAGAAAGCGGGGATCGCGTCATTCTGTCCGTACAACATTGGTCCCGGTAAGTGTTTCCCGTCGACGTTTTACAGACGAATTAATGCTGGTGATCGCAGGGGAGCATGTGAGGCGATTCGCTGGTGGATTAAGGACGGTGGCAGAGACTGCCGTATTCGCTCAAATAACTGTTACGGTCAGGTATCCCGTCGTGACCAGGAGAGCGCGCTGGCGTGCTGGGGAATCGACAGATAAGCAGAATATTTTGCTAATAAATGACGTTGGCCAAGGCGGACGGATAACACGAAATCCTGCGAACTGGCGAAACGTAAGTGAATAAAAGTAAAAACCCCGTTTGTTGGCAGCAAGCGGGGTTTTGTTTTTATGGCAGTAAGCTATGGGAGGCTGCCTTGATTGATTTTAGCAAACTGATTAGGGAGTTGCGACTCATGATTAGTCAATTACCAAACTGGAAATTTTTGCTGGTCTGGAGCATCCCTTTTTTATGGGTAGTATCCCAGTTAATTGTGGCAATTAAGGGGTAGCTATGTCAGACAAACTCATAACGCCGGCAAAGGTCCTGTGTGTGATTGTCGGTATTTCATTTTCACTAATGCTGGTTGCTCTTTTTCTGTCCCTCGCCTGGGTGATGTTGTCTTCGTCGGGGCTGCTGGGGTGACAGTGACTGATGACATCAGCAGAGCGCTGGCTTTTGCTATTAAGTGGGTGGCTGTTGGTATTGCTGTGTCTCCGATGCTGTATGGGCTGGCAAAACTGGTCATTGCGCTGAAATCGTGAACTTTAAAAAGATGAGTGCTGAACTTATTCGGGCAATGGCATTTGCTATTCGTATTGTGGCCATTGCTGTTCTGGTCTGGGCAATCCGTTGGTGGTGATATGAACCGTGTTCTGTGTGTGGTGATTATTGTCCTGCTGGTAGCCTGTGGTGTGCTTAGTCTGGGGCTGAATCATTACCGTGATAACGCCATAACCTACAAAGAGCAGCGCGATAAAAAAGTCAGTGAGCTGGAGCAGGCAAATGCAACCATTACTGATATGCAGCAGCGCCAGCGTGATGTTGCTGCACTTGATGCCAGATACACGAAGGAATTAGCCGATGCGAGAGCTGAAAATGAAACTCTGCGCGCTGATGTTGCCGCTGGTCGTAAGCGCCTGCGGATCAACGCCACCTGCTCCGGTACCGTGCGTGAAGCCACCGGCACCTCCAGCGTGGATAATGCAACCGGCCCCCGACTGGCAGACACCGCTGAACGGGATTATTTCATCCTCAGAGAACGGTTGATGACAATGCAGAAGCAGCTGGAAGGGGCGCAGGAATATATCCGCACTCAGTGCACTAAGCTGGCTTTTTATTATCCGGAGGATACATGAAGAAATTACGGGTAACCGTAGAACCTTTTCAGGGAACAATTCCGTTCCGTATTTTGCAGCGTGGTCGTGTTCTTGTTGAAGGTTCGTTCAGTGGTAAATGTACGCAATTACACTCCCGGACCTTTCAGGTGAATGCCACGAATGAAGAGCTAACCGTGGAGTGTACGATGAATGCCGCTAAATGCCGCATGGTATCCGCTGCATTACAGCCAGTGTGTTGAGCGACCTTATTATCCATGCGCGGTATTGTCGCCGTATTCCTGCATTAACAGAGACCGCAGCCCGACAGGGAGACTCCTCTGCGCGAGTGTGCGGGGATAATCAAAAACGATACACACCGGGGTTTACCGCGTTAACGGAGCGCGGCGTTGTCCCCTCATAGTCGCCTGTCCGGTGCGATGGTGGAAGAAGCCGGATGTTTATCACT